CTTAGGTGGGATCCAGCCCAAAGTCTTAAGGACTTGATGCTCTATAGGAGCATCCGCTGGACTCAACCAGCGGCGTTTTAAATCAACGAGATCGGAATAATAATAATCGACCACGCAATCCATGGAGTATGCGTGCCCCAAATTATTCATGGTCGAAGCATCCGCTCCATCATCAAGACAGTCATCTCCCATCGTCAAGACGTTGGAAGCTCCAGCTACCTTGCTGATTTGAGAGCGTATGTTAGAATTGGAGGCACCGGTGTTAAACCAGCCGGAACTAACCCAGCCAGGTCTGACCTGAGCCTCCAAGTTCCCATCAGGAAAAGTGAAAACTTTCTTACAACCAATCTCGGTGCGAACTCTTATCATATTACCCAAAACGCCACAAGGGTCGAGTCCATTGATAAAACACCTATACATAGCATCATAACGAAGCTCGTCGCAGGTAACAGAAAAATCCCAAGCCGACACGTCGGTGGAATGAATCTGTTTCCCAGAACTTACTACTTGATCAACGAACGCCCCTAGGGGTTGCAACGCCTCTTCCTTGGCGAAACCCAGACCAATGCACGACGATATCTTGCCGTGTACATTCATCAATTCGTGGTTAGTGCTTTCAGAAAGCACCCTATCCACGATTTGGTCCAAAAGCGACAGGTTGGATATAATTCTGACCTTGCCAGAAGCCAATTTCTTGGCGCTATGTACTTCGTTTTTAACAAAAGGTCTTACAATGTCTTGCAAACCAGCACGTACTCTGTCGCTAGCCGACATAACGCGAATACGTTCTGGCGTAAAATCTTTAATCAACAATAATCTTTCAACTGCTAACCTAATTATGTCTAAACCACACTCATCTAACACCTTACCGCACGAGACACCCCAATTGGTATATGGAAACCCCGGACACGAATCCCTCTTAATACTCGGTAATATATTTATTACTTTGTTTCGGAGGAACGACGCGTCGACTGTTTTCCCATACCATGTGGATGGTTCTGCATTAACGTAGCCATGAGCGATGTCTCTTCGAGATTGTATCCACGCGAGAGCAGCACCCGGGCGTTCTTCAACGTCCAATCCTTGATAGCCTTTTCCCGCATCGGAGAAAAAGGCGTACGCGGGGTCTCCGGTTTCAATGGAGGCGACGCGTGCGTCAATTTCTTCGCGTTTAGCGGCGGGCAAGGCTTCACAGATTCTTCGATCGTTTCTAACTGTTTTGTGGAGATCGAAGGTTTTATGAAGAGTGGCGTTATCTCTGGGGGGTCTACGATGAGTGATGGGCAAACCTTCGACTCTTCCGAATCGAGTTTCGCCCGTCGCTTCAAGCGCTTCGCGCGTCTTATCGCGGAGGGGCTTGGGAGGGCCAGGG